TCTAGGTTCTTAACAGTAACATTAACCTGTGTAGACTGTGCCCCATCAAGACTGTATATCATCGCAGCAGGAGCGAGATCAAGCTCTAAATTGCCAGCAGTTGTTATACACTCAAGAAGAACTCCGTGTTCACCAGATGGGTCAGAAGTCTGTCCCCTTCCAGAATCAGCACTCTGATAAGAAGGCTTGGAATATATGCGAACCCAAGCAGGTTTATCAGTAACAAGTTTGATGGCAGAACACAGCTTTCCAAGCGTAAACTTCTGACTAGAGTCTGTGGCACCAGCATCCAATGATCCTGTTATTATTGAGGATGTTCCTCTAGTCCCTCCACCACCAGAACTCCCGCCACCATCTGCCGGAACCCACGTGCTCGAAGCATCATCATAAGACAGAACTTGGCCGTCAGTTGGAGCTGGAGCATTAACATCTGAGAGGCCATTCAGAGCAATCGGTCTACCATCTCCAGCTGCTCCTGTATGCCTGTGTCCAGATGCCTCATCAAAAGGCTCGCCGTCAATCTGAGTTTTCCTGATTTTAGTTTCTGTCATTATGAACCAACCCAACTAGTGGTGTATTCGATTATAAACCGATCTCCAGCTATTCCTTCAACAAGGACTGATGTCCCAGAAGATGTATAATCGTAGTCAGCACCTTCCATCAATCGAAGGCCATTCTTCCACACCTTAGAAGAAGTTATTGGGTGCGGAAGATTTATCTGCGTAATAGAAGACAAAGGAACATATTGGACAATATACCAAGGCTTAACTAGAGCCAGAGTTGTCTCTACAGACTCTACCCTCGGAATAAGTTCCAACATGAAATCGTCAAGATTATCAGAGCGATCAGCTCCTGTTGGATACTCTATGTTAGCAATCGGAGGATTAGAGCTATAATCAAGACCAAACTCTGACCCTCCTGAATTTGGATTAGCATCAGGGGAAAGATCAGGATTATCTGACATCTGAGTTATGATTATCTGATCACGTTCAGCCCTCGCTAGTGCCTCTTTGATGTCATTAACACCTGAGCGCCGAAGTTGCTTACCGACCTGAGTGCCAATAGCATCATGAAGCGTTATTCTAGGTCTTCCAATGACTCCGGGCATGTCTATCCCCTATATGGCACAAGTCTTGTTTCAACTTCGCCACCACGTTTATGGCTAATCTCTTCTATGACATAGAGTGCGCCATTCTCTTTGTCTGTAGACAATATTGAGTTCTTGTATCTAACTGTCTGACCGATCTGGGCATAAGGATTTATATTCCCTACAGCCAGAGGGTCATACAATCGGTAAGCCTCTCTGAGCACATTCAGGGCGTATGCGTTCGCATCATCAATGTTAACCAGATAAGCATTCTTATCGGAAATGTTCATCGCCCTTATTCTATATTTGTCCATTAGAGCCTTGTCAGCATCTGTATCGAATGGAGGCGTCGTTCCAAGAGTAGCACTAGCATATACAGGCTCAGAAACAGCGACCCCTTCCGCCATGATATTGAATATCTTACAGGCAACAGAATAGGAATATGCTGCCGTATGGCTCCATCTCTTTCGCTCGTTGATCGGAGAAGGAACATCAAGATGGAACTTGATATACTTAACCGAAGGCAAATTTGGATCAGAGTCTTGAGTGAAGTCGAAGCTCTTGATGTCCTTCATATCGTTAGTTCCCTCGACTCTTGTGAGAGCCTTTATCCAAGGAGAACCAGGAGCTTCTGCCCTAACGGAGATGCTATAAGTGCAGTTGTATATTCCATGACCAGACACCTTAGCGGAAACTCTAAACAGCTTTACTTCCTGCTGGAGAGTTATTATCAAAATATCTCGATCAGTAAGAGCAGGAGTATTACCATCACCAGGCATCGCCTTCGTTCTAGTGTCTCCAGCAGGTCTTCCCTTGCCACTTCCAAAACACCAGAATCCGCAGGAGGTCTTACTCTGGTCAATAGAGAAAGAAGGATCATATGCACCAGCACAGTTCGCTATCATATCATCCTGGTTATATGTTATCCCATTACCAGGTTCATATGTATATGCTATATTCAAATCAGCTTCAGGACTTGCTGGATTAACATATCCTGAAGAGCAAACTGTGGCCCCATTCAGAGACTTTGCGTAGTCAACAAGAGAATCCCTGTCACTCTCAGAAAGCCGAACGTTTACCTGGGTGTATATCTGCGAGTCTGCTCTCTCACGAGACACAGAGAAGTCATTTAGTATCTCGTAAGCAGGAACATTCTGCTGTAGGATATACGCAGTATCTATATCTCCATGCTCATTCACCTGTAGATAGTAATTTGGCGGAGCAAAGTTTCCAAGCCACTCATCAATAAGTTCGAGATGCTTCTTATCATCCCAGATTCGGGCGATGTTCGTCTTATTGTCTGAGGGCAAGCAGACAACCTCTTTACCAGCAAACCTATGAAGCTCAATCGCAGATGACGAAGGTGTTACACAACGGCACCTCATCCAGAATCCAGCCGGGTCGGTCGTGACGGGAACGGTTGCATCTAAGTCCGATAGCTTTACCGCCTGCCAGGTTTGGAGGTCCGTTTCATCGAATGCAACAACCCCGCTAGACTCGAAGGAGGATGCCTTATCGTCTTGCTCGTAGGCCCACCTACTATCCTGCCAGCATCTTCTAAGCCACCTATCAAGAGAAGCCTCATAGGCAGCTAAGTCTGCGAAGTTGTATTCCTCGGAAGAGATTGGGTCAACTTGTGTCCAGGTAGAGCCATTATAGACTTCCCAAACATATGACCCTCCTGTTCCAACCGTTCGCAGATATGAATAGAGGTGAGTAAATCTATGGTTATCCACCGTCAACATCATATAGATTGCGTCATCAGCACTCTGTAGAGCAACTAGATCATCATCATGAACCTTCGGAGCATCAGTCTCTTTCTGGACCTTCGGGTCATTTGTCGTTCCAGTTACATCTATATAGGTTGCCCCTACCTTGTTATAGACTCTATCGAAAACAAAGTCAGACAAGACAGGCATACAAGTTCGGATATAGTTGATCGCAGAACTATCTGTATGCTGATACCCAGCCTGCTTAAGCACATCATAAAGAATGAGATTCAGAGAGTTACACCCAGTAAAAGAATCAACAGGAGTCTTCCATCGAGTATAGGTAGCATAAACGTGTTCAGGAGAACCAAGGCCACCTTCTGCTATAGAAGTGCTCCAAGCCTCAGTGCTAATGTATACTGCTCCTTCTCCGTATACTACGAAGATGATACCATCTTTCAAGGTATATGGGAGTTTGTTCCCGCTTCCGTCGAATGAAAAGACTCCAGGTGGAATCTTTTGATTCCAGTTATATGCGTAGTCTCCATTAGCAGTTAGGTGCTTGTAAACCCTAAAGTCACCATTCTCATCAACTAGCGTAAGTTCAACCTGAGTGACCTCAATCAAGTCGGCTTCCCACTTACCCTGACAGGCAGTAAGAAGCCCATACTTAGCGCAGTTTCTCGCAGACACCCTGAGAGTAGGCATCGCAGCTTCTATGCTCTCAGGATCAGAGTCGATGACGAATGTTCCCTTCTTGATAAACGAGTTTGCGTGAGAGCTACCAACCACTCTCTCAAAAACCACTAGGACATCCATAGGGTTCCAGTAGTTCGCGTAAGTCCCAGCCTCATCATCAATAACATCGAGTGTCAAGCTATCTGCTATATCAGAGCGACTCTGCTCGATGGTATATTCTGTTACCATGTCTGTTATCTCAACGACATTCTTCAGACGAGGGATACCAGTTGATAGATCATAAGGCGGGTGCTGTCCACTCTGATCAAGAACATAATCTCCTTTGAAGATTCGGAACTCCGAAGCCAGAGGGTTGTCGTTGAGAGGCTCCATCAACTTGGCATAGTTGTCAGAAGTTCTCAAGATTAGCTTGGCATTTATCCGATCATCTTCCGTATCGGCGGGAACAGCATGCATACTGTAAAACTTTGCGTAGGTGTCTGGCTCATAGAAGTCTGCTACGAACATGAATCCATAGTAAGGCTTCATATCTGCGATAGCTTCTTTGACAGCAGTTCGGAAGTCCCCATCAGAACTACCGATCTTCATGTTGAGTCCTGCTCCAACTGAAAACGTGAAAATCGGGTCTGCCTCGATGTCACCACCAGCAGTCCCCCAAGCAACTCCAGCTTTTCTGTTATTCCAAGTTACAGCAGCTTCATCCCAATCAGCAGTGATTCTATATACAGCAATACTTGGTGCCCCTAATCCGAGGTTATAGAATTGCATGTATACATCATCAAGTTCCCACTTCGCCTCATACTTATCGAGAGGAAACCGCATAAGTGCCCTATACTCAACAGCCTGACTTGCGCCGAAACCTGCGTAGGTATAGTCATCAGTATAATTGTTGACTGTTGGCGCATCCTTCCTGATATATGATGTCTCTTTACGGAAATGAGGCTGTGAATACATAGTTATGAACCTCTCATTATTGAGATCGTGTCCAACCATATCAATATAAGGGCACTGTATCTGATAGGTCGGCTCAAAGTCTATGATATACCGGAATTGGTCTATCTTATCATCATCATGAGTGTATACCGTCCCATATGAGAAGTCTTCCCAGACATCTGATTTATGATGACGATGTTGAACCTTTATTGTCAAAGGACAGGCAGCATCATAATACGTCGGTAAAATGATCTCCCTAAAGTCTAGTGACCACTCCTTAACATCCCAAGGAATATTGATCGGACGAGAAATGAACTGTGAATGCTTCTCAGTTGTAGGAATAGGAAGAAGTGGAAGAACAAAAGTCTCCCACTCAGCATTCCCAACTGAGCCTCCATTGGCCCACCTATTATCCTGTGGGACTGCCATTTACACCCTCGACAATGTCATCCTGAACGTAAGGTCAAGCTGCTTTGTAACATCTTTAGGGAGAGGATCAGTAAATGTATGTAGGGTCACCATGGCTGATCCTGTATTTGACCATCTACATAGAATCTCTCCAATATTCCCGTTACACTGGTAACTCTTTATGCTGATTGAGTTTTCTATGTAGAACCCATCAGTAGGACCAAGATGAGGTTCTGCCCACACAGGATAATCTGTTATCCCAAGGTTCGTTCCTCGTATGGTCGATTGAGTAGCAACCGGGTCAGAATTATCTGTCCCACAAGTATGTCCTTGTGACCCCCACCAGTAA